GTCATGCTCAAGGAAGCCCAAGAGTCAGGAGATCCAGAAGTATTCCGCCAAGCCCTTGAGAAAGCGAAGAAGCAAGCAGAACTCATGATCAAGAGTGTTGTGGGATAGCTCCTCTTACCAGGCATTTTCCTGGGTAATGGCAGGCACACAAGCGCTATTACCCGTGAAAGGCCATACAGAGGAATAGCATGGCAATCACATATCCCGATATTATAACAACGAGCGCTTTGCCTGATAGCATGCGTCTCATCTATTCAAATGAGCTGGAATTCACATCACGTCCAAATTTAATGTATGATCAGCCAGCTTTTATTGAGCCTCGTAACGACTTTGCGGCCAAGCGTGGTCAGCAGGTCACCTGGACGATCTACCATCAGATTGCGCCATCTATTGGTCCGCTCTCTGAGAATACCGATATTGATGGCGGGTCGATCGGGGACCATCAGGTATCCTTTACGGTGACGGAGTACGGGACCGCGATTGGTACCAGTGAAAAATTGGATCTCTTGTCTTACCATGGCCCGATCGGCAACATTGTGAGAAGCCTCTTGGCTCCGCACCAGGCATTGACCATGGACACACTTGCTCGCAATATGTTTTGGTATGCACCTAACCGCCAGCTTCTTGACAATACGCTCGTTGGCCCTGCCTTCATTAGCTACACTGGTCCTAGTTCTACCAATAGGTATAACCTTGATCCGAACCAAAGCATTATGTCCGCTGATGTTCCACGGCGCATCGCACTCAACCTCACTGTTCGTCGTGTGCCAACCATGGGCGGCCAAGACCCCTCGTACCTGTGTTTAACGCATCCAAGTGTCACATATGATCTACGAGCAGATCCATACTGGAAGGACGCGCAGCTCTATGCAGGCGCAACAAAGCTCTTTAACGGTGAAGAGGGCATGATCCATGGTGTTCGGTTTATTAAGTCTGACCGCGCTAGGCTTGCCAATGGCGGCAACTATATATTCCAGACCACCCTGTCTGCTGCATACGGCCAGCAGGTCAATCAGGTGACCGTTGCCGACGCTTCTGGTCTTGCAGTCGGCCAAGAGATCACTATTCACCACTCTGGTATTGCGGCGACTCAAGCCCCCAATACTTGGACCGCTCCCGATGGACGCGATGCAACCCAAGAGGACTTGGTTATCAAAGCCATTTCCGGCAATGTCGTTACCTTTAATACCAAGACCCTGCTTGCGCACTCCGCCAGTGACTTTGTGACCGAGGCAGTTGATGTCTATCCCATGATTTTCCTGGGAGGCCTGGCTGCTGTTGGCAAAGGCACCGTTGTTCCGCCCGAAGTGCGCGTTAGTTTACCTACTGACAAGTTACGTCGGTTGAACTATGTGGGTTGGTACTCCCTCATGGGGTATGGTGTCATCCGTGATTGGGCCTACGAAATTGCTGAGACGTGTGCTTCTGTCAATGTTGCTCCTGTCTACGGTTTCTAGTTAGCGTTATCCTCACGAAAAAAAAGAGGATAGGAGGATGTCCATGTTTATGGATCATAATCGCAAAGTGAATGGGGCCTATGATCCCGCTCCACGGCCAAACACGAAGGCAAGGCAGTTGGCAGCTAATGGGCCAGTTGACCAGAGTCCTGACGACTGGCGCTTCTCTCCTGATATGAGTACCTGTGGAGCCATTAATGAGGCGCATTACCAGGGCGGCGTATCAGGATCAGGTCCTTATGGTAAATCTTATGAGGATAAGATTCACTATACGGGTGAGCGCCCTGAAGGCGGCGATACGCTCAAAGGTAGGTAATGGCTTCACCTCCCGTTATTGAATGGCGACAAGTTGCAGGTCCAAACGCCGTCATCACATCACAGGCATTTAGTGGGACCGGTTTCAGCGGAGCAATTCCTGCTGGAACCACCTCGACCTCTGTCCAAGTGCGTGTCTACAATAACTTTGCGAATGCTGCAACTATTGCAGATGCAACGAATGCAGTGATTTCCTGTTACGATGATACGATTCATCAAGGGGCTGCAACATTTGTTCCAACGACTGGCAAATATGTTCAGGTTGAGGTCATTGACTACAATGGCACGACGACTGGACAGGATACCGTGTACTTTGCCATTGGAGGGATTACCAAACATGCTGTGCCAGTCAATAGCGGGACGCTTGCCGGAGCCGCTGCCAACTACATCACCGTCAATATTCAAATTGTTGTTCCTGCCAATGCAACGCAAGGGGCAGTTAGCCAAGGAATATGGCTTGAATATAGCTCAACCGCCTAATGGAGGCAGAACCCTACGGCCAACTGAATACTTTCCACCTGTGACATGGAGCGTGATATTTCACGATGGCAAGGTTGTCGAGTCAAAAGAGTCCACGTGGACTGATTTCTCGGAGTTTGTGGTGATTGATGGCGTGAGCTTGCATCTATCGCGCCAGCCCATGCAAAGCATTATCGTTCAGGCGGGGGATCGCATCACGGCTCTTGATATGGAGGAGCCTGCCTGCTGCTTTGGTTTTCATCGGTGGCGGGTACAAGCGGGTTCCGAGCAAGAGTGGCTCTACAGTGCCTTTGGGTTCTTTCGTCCAGACGAGCGGGTCATTTTACAAGTCAATGCGAAAGGCGGGCGTGTGGTCATGCAGAAGCGGCACACGCCATTTGGATTATGAGAGGACATAGCAATGAGTGCTCGTAGACCCTATGCACAGATTTATGACGCAAACGAGAATGTGCCTGTCGAAATGCAGGTAGATAGTCCACTTACTAGTGAGTTTGTCACGATAGAAGCAAAAAACGTCCATTCGGTTATTGATCCACAAAACCGAACCATGCATGTAGGTGATGCTGCGGTTAATCCGCATGGGAACAAAAGTGTCATCTGGTCAAGTGAAGGATATTCCTATCGAGGTGTTCCTGTTCCAGCACTAACATCTGCACAGAAGGCGGCATCTGGAACCGATGCAACCAACATTGCACTTGCTCCATCACATAGTGGTTTTACAATCCCAACGACACTTGATCTTTCGTTTTATCGTTCGCTTCTCTTAATGCTTGTGCTCACAAGTTTTACTGGAGGTACATCTCCCAGTATCCAGTTTGAGCTAGACTTCTTTGATGACACAGCAACGCCGAACAAGTTCATTTTGTGGAATCCAGCAGCAGCAGTCGCCGCCGCTAGTTACTTTGTCGAAGTTGGTCCAGGTCTCACAGTGCCACCTGCATCAGCACCAACTGGCTATGTGAATTCGACGGTGCCAACGGGCTGGACCGTCTATGCTATTCCTTCAATTGTTGCGCCCAATGGAAAATTTTCCTGGACGGTGACGGGTGCTCCAACGGGAGTTGCGTGGACCGCGTGGCTCTATGGTCAGTACTAGTAGGAGATAGGCACGAGAGATGGCACGAGAACAGCTCAAAAACTTCGCAACGAGTGCCTTGTCAGGCTCTATTACTTCGTCATCAACGACGATTAATCTTACTGGAGGGACAGGTTCAAGTTTTCCTGCTGTTGGTAATTTCGTGATCGTCATTGATACTGAGCTGATTCTCATTGCCTCTCGGGCCACTGACGCGCTTACAGTGGCCGCTAGTGGACGTGGGTGGGACGGATCAACGGCGGCTGCCCATAGCAGTGCGGCAACGGTGCAGCTCCCAGTGTGTGCCTACAACATCAATCACATTTGGTCCAATCTCGCTGATACCTTTTTGCCAGATGTACCACCAGCACAAACACCACTTTCGTCCTCTGGCGTTCCAAGTGGCTCCCCCTCGGCATTTGATAACGAGTTCGAGTCCCAGGGTTCCTGGACACTCTTTCCGACCTCGTTACCAACTGGGGCAACCTTTAATGCAGGGACAACAGTCAAATCTCATCTGCTTATGGCTCGTGGATCGAGTAGTGATAACACTCTCTATACGGCCTATGTTGCCTTTGCGCCAGGCGCGACTGCCTGGACAGCCACCTGCAAGATGTCAGATTCGATGAATTCTATCAATCTGGGAGGCCAGATTGTTGAATTTCACTTTTTGGTGACTGACCAAAGTAACCCAACAGGGACATCTGACCCAGGCAATGCTATGCGTATTGATGTGACGCATACGGCAACGGTCACAAGTGGGTCAATTACAGGAGTGCGCCAAGTTCGCCCAGCAAAAGATGTGAGCAACGCTTTTTCTACAATAGCTCCTAGCATCACTGTTCCCTGGACGACTCCACTGTACTTACGAATGAATAATGATGGTGCAGGCCGGTTCCAATTATTCTTTGGTGACGGTATTACCTATACCCTTCTCGTTGACCAGACCTTTAGCTTTACGATTGCAGCCCTTGCATTACAGTACTTCTCATCAGGAACGAATACCAATGCGTCTCATATTGTGCTTGTTGATTGGGTAAGGGTCGTCACGGGAGTCCGACTGCAGTATTGGGGATAGGCTATGAGTGGTGGAATACAACAGCTTGGGCAATGGCATCTTGGTGATATACGCTACGGCGATGAGTTTACACCAACGCAGTTTGCGCATGCAGTAACCCTTCCTATTACCTATGTTATTGGATCACTGACAGCATCGACTCCCACAAATGGTCTGGGGACGTGGCTCTATGGGACCCCTCGGTATGGGGATGGCCTGGCAATCTCACTATACCCTCGCATTAATGCTATGGGCGTCACGTATACCATTGTCGCTTCTAAGTACGGGGCACCACTTGCGATCACCTATACAATCCAGCGTGCGCATACCGCGCCACTGCTTATTTACTATCTGATTACTCCGCCATCTCAATTCTCAATTAATGGGGATAGCTCGATTATCAATCCCGATCAAATGACGTATGTGCCTATCCCAATAACGGCACGGACGTTACTTGCAGGATACATTGCCCAAGGGCTCAAGGGGGTGACATGGCTCTATAGTGTACTTGCCTGGTCGGAGTTCAATCGTATTCTCGCGCATTACAATCCGGCCTCCCCCATTGTCACCATTGGCTATCCCGATGATAACGGGACGTGGGTGATGCGCCAGGCGGCTATGCATCCACCTGTCTATGGTCAGATGCAGACCATGTTTGTGTATAATGCGTCCTTTTCATTCTCGATCCTACCAGGCTAGGAGGGTTTCCCAATGACCAAACTTCCTCAAGATATGAACGATTTTCCATCCCTTGGACTCTACCACAAGAGCGGTCCCGTCCTTCCCGCACAGGGGTGCTTCCCAGTACCCGATGCCACCAAGAATATGGTTCTTACCCAGTCGATCACAGAACTGGTACGGGCGATGACGGCCCTTGGCAAAGCCTATAGTGCCTCGATAGGACTACTTAACGCGATTACTGGCACCAATAACTATCCTTTGAGTGTGTTTAACCCAAACACAAGCGGAAAAGATGTTTTGATTTATTCTATTCAGGCAGCTAACGTATCGGGCGGTGCCTCCCCTATTGTACAGATGGTGACGACCAATCCCGCCTATGCCACCCAGATTACGCCTATCAATGAGCAAGGCGGTGGTCCTGTATCTGCATTACCAAATACATCAGTGACGATGACAACGGTCACACAGACGCTCTCAGGGGCATTCAAGCAGGTAGGGGCACTTGCTGCAAATACGCTGGAGTTACTTACTAATGGTGCGACGATCCACCTACCAAATAGTATGAATACTGGAGTGATTGTGTTTTTGCAGACCTATGCTGTTTCTGTCAATTCCTTGCTTATCCGTTGGTTGGAGCTATGACCTATCGTCACTCTGTTTTTCTCCTATAGGATGGAGGCATCATGCAGATACAGCAACTTTTAACGTGGCCTGCGGTCAATTGGCCTGGTACGTCAGCCTCGCTGCAATATACGGTCACCCAGCTCTATCCAACGATCACAATCGTGGACACAGTACAAACCAATAGCGCCGTGATTTCCTATGATGACAGCCTGCCCCTTGTCTTTCAAGTTCGGCCAACGAGCGGCACTAATCCCAATCTCGTGTATGGTCCAGAGGTGATGTCCTATGTCAACCAGTTTGTGCCGTGTCGTGCGTATATCCGTCAGCTTGTCCGTAAATCGCTAGCCGATCGTGTCGATAAGGCCAACGCAAATCCCACCTGGCCTGATGATGAGATTGATAACTATATCTATACCTCAATGATTGAATTAAACCAGCTCTTTCCTGTTGAGCGTGATACCACTATTACTCTTGTGCAGGGGTTGCGGAACTATCCGCTTCCGACCGATCTCTACTCAATCAAAAGTGTGGCATTCATCTCCCTTGACAATGCCCCAAGCGGCAAGCTTCAGCTCTATCTCAAGGAGAAACCTTGGAGAGGTGGAGAGAGTACGGCCACCTCCTATCTTGGCTATCCCAAGCTTGGTATCCTCATCTCTCCGCTCACTGGTCGCTTCTATCCAGGACACTATTATCTCTATGAGAGCCAGATCTGGATTGACTGGGACCCGATGTCCATTAATGATACGATCGCTATCCAATACGCAGGTAAGCGCGTCCTTCCAGTTGGAGATGCTGACATCCTGCAACTCACCCCAGAAGACATTGATCTGGTGTCTCTTCGCGCTCAGATGATGTGTTGGCTGCGCATTGAGGGCTCCGATACCAAGATTAGCCGCTGGCGGACCAAAGAGGATGGTGGGAGTCGTGCTGATATGCCAACCGTCAAGATGTCATCTGAAATACAGAAACTCTATAACTCGGTGGTGATTGACCGCAAAGAAAAAAGACCTGTGGTTAGAAGGCTTGTAAGGAGATAAAAGATGTCTTATCATCTAGACGATATAGACGAAAAAATTCTTGATGCCATTGGTGCTATTTTTGAGATTAATTTACAACAACAGCAACTTATTGTAGGTGATCCACTGGCGCTTATCACGCTCCTACAGGCACCTCTGCAAGATGATCCAACGCTGACTGCGCCCTACGTCGTATACAGCAATGATCAGGATAGTAAAGGCCAAAGTATTCGCTTGCCCAAGCATGGGCATGAGCAGGCCGAATATGGCTCAGCCGAAATTGGTGGGCCTATTCGCTACCTCTATTGCTATACCTGCCAATTTGGCACCCCTGAGCGTCAAACTCGTGCTCAGGCGCGATCTGATGCAGCATGTCTTATGAACAGGATTGTAAAGACCATTATCACCTACGCCATGCTCTCCAATGTGCTCTCCCCTGGCAATCTTACCTCTGAAGATGGAACCAAATATATTGAGGGGCAAAACAATCGCCTTGTGTCTGGTGCTGGCTATAGCATCTTTGGTGGTGAAGCAACCTTCTTTGGCAAGGGACGGGTTTGCTGGCTTTATCCCATATCTTGGGACATTGATATGATTTTTTAGGAGTAGTAGGTGACTGTACTTTATGGCTCCGATGTTGCAGATGCTACTCTTACCACTGCTTGCGACATGGCGACGACGACGGGTGGAACGGAGACATCGCAAACATCGAGTGGGACTGGTGTTAATATTTACCAAGAGGTCTACTCTAAAGGTGGATCTCCCGCATCGGTGGGGGCAATTCCTGCAACACCCACAGGCAATGGTTGGGTATTCAAGCAGGCTAGCGCTGGTACCTATCCACTTGGCAATTGGTCCGCAAGCATTACTTTTTCCTCAACATTTACTGGAGTATCGCTGACTCTCCGATTTTTTAAATATTCTAGTGGCACCTATACATCAATCGGAACGATAACTGTAAGTCTCACGGGCTCTGCAAAAACAACGTACTCGTTTGCTGCAACATCAATGCCTGCTACTACCTTTTTATCATCTGATCTTCTTTATATTGATTTATGGTTCCTTGATAATAATAGCAATATTTCAGGGGATAATCCAATTATCTATGAGTCAACATCGGCAACGCAGGGTGTTGCCAACGATATGCAGATCACGACAACAACATTTGGGACAGGAAGTACAACACAAGATCGCAAGTTTTCATCCCGTCTCTTCCAATTTACCCAAGCACCAAAGAAGATTGCCTCACGCCTGCGCCAGTTTGCTCAAGCTCCAAAGAAGGTCACCTCTCGTCTCTTTCAACTTACTCAAGATTCCAGGAAGCTTATAAGCCGCCTCTTTCAGTTTGCAAAAAAGTCAAGAATTGTGAGTTCTCGGTTTTTCCAGTCTGCTGTGGATGTAAGAAAATATCCTGTGCGTCTCTTTCAGTATGCAAAAATAGCAAAGATAAGTAGTTCCAGATTTTTTCAGCTTGCACCGTCTCCAAGAAAGATAGCAACACGCTTCTTTCAAGGGAATCAGATTATCAAAAAATGGGCTAATCGTTTCTTGCAATTTGCAAAGCAATCACGAGTGTTCTCTACCCGCTTTGTCTTTGTTATTTCTTCCCTTGCACAAAAAACGTTTTCTTCTCGATTATATCAATGGAGCAGATCTCCAAAGGAAATAGGAACACGATTATTACACTTCGTCCTTGTATATAAGATCGCGATAACACGATTTTCTCAGTATGGGCAAGTAGTAAAGAAGACTACGGCACGCTTCTTTCAGTTGGCTCAGCAGAACAGGAAGACTGCTACTCGCCTCTTTTCCTATGCAGCAATAAAGAGAGCAACCTCTTCTCGTCTCTTCCAATTAAGCCAATCCTCTAAGAAGATATCTACGAGATTTCTACAGGTTATTCAGCAAAAGAGAATAGTATCTATCCGCCTCTTTCAAAATATAAAAAGCGATAGGGTTATTGCGTCTCGATTCTTTCAAAAAGCGCTCACACAAGTCCAAAAAAGTGTTACAACACGGTTTTTTCAGACGAATGCTTCTGGCAATATTTCTGATTCATCTGCTCCATCCTTGTATTACATGATGAATGGAGTGGTGCTAGATACGCCTATTACTGCAATACAGCCACCACTACAAGGTGGAAATATTCTTCAAGGATCTTGTTTTATACTTGTATGGCAATATCCATCTTCTGCAACACAAGTAGCAATGGCGAATAGATCAACTGGCTCTGCTCAATTCTTCTGTAATGGATCGCTTGTTACTGCTCCTGTCTTTGTAGAAAGCTCTGTCGCCAGTAACGTTCTTGTTGCAACCATCACTGTCATGGCGACGGTTGCGATAAGCACAAGTGTCATACAGACACAATTCTATTAGCATGCTGTTCTGATGGCGTGACTTCCCGTTCTCCTTCTACACTCAATCAAGAGTGACGTAGCCTGCGCAAGCCTCATGTGGACACTACGCAGAGGGAAGGACAGAAAGCAATTTCAGATTACACTGTATTCGATTTAGACATAAATACTGCAGCAAATGACGCTGCCACGCCTGTGTGGACAACCCAACTGACTCCAGGTGGGTCTGCCGGAGCGGAAGAGCTTCGTTGGTGTGCCTCTGGCGCTGGAGCTGGTAGTACCGCATCGGCATCATGGCCTGGTTTCCAGCGTCCTGCCTCTGTTCAAGTTATACCTGAGGTATGGGGCTTTACTACCAATACTTCTGGGTCTAAAGTGAACACCTATGATGGGACAAATGCCAATGCTCGTCAGTTCCGCTGGGACTTTGACAATCTGGGCACACCTGTTTCCCCCATGCAATTCTCGGCCTTTGCCACATCAGCTCTTACAACTCCTGTTCCAGGGACCCAGCCATCCTCTCCATCATCTGATGGTTCAGGTATTGTAAACGGCCAGGCATCAGACACAACTTCGACCTCATACCTCAAAGGGAATGCATACGGTGTTGGTTTGACTGGTGCCGGTGCACAACAGACTCCATCGGCAGGCACAACAGGAACAGTACTGGCTACCTCAAGTACTGCTGGATCGGTTACTCCTGGTGCATCTGCGTGGCTTGCAACGTGGCAGGCACTCCAGGGCTGGACTTGCTATATACTATCAGGTGCTACAGCTCAAGCAACCACGGCTGGTTTCTGGTTTTTTGTGCTGTCCCTATGGTCTGGACCCAACCTGTGCCTTGGCACAAATATCGGACCCGTTATTGTCAACCAGTACAACTACACCTAGAAGAGGGTTTTGTATGTTGATTATGCCCCTTTCACTTCGCAAGTATTCTTTTTGGGAAGTTATGCTTACATCGGGCAAGATCATTCGCGAGACAAGCATGGTCAAGGATGACCGTGGAGAGCGTCTTGTGGACTGGACGCTCGACTTGTGTTCGACGGGGGACTTGAAGCGTGTCAAGGAAGTGCGCCTCATCTGTCCAGGAATCTTCATTCATGGTGTCCTTAGAGTAAAAGAGTCCCAGACAGCATTTCAGTTTAAAAATTCCTCAGCGGTCCACGATGGGCAGCGCCAGTATCGTGTTTTAGAGTCCCAAATCATTGGGCGCGTGACTGATAAAGTGCTGGGAACCTGTGATTGCTTTATCTGGGACAGGACAAGGGGGCTCTTTAAATATCAGTCAAATATCCATGCCTTTGGGAGTTGGGATGCGAGAATTGCTCCTATAGGCGAGCTTTCACAGAATGTGCTGGGTTTGAGCTTATAAGCAAACATCCTCGTTCTATAGACAGAGAGCGAGGAAACAGCATGGCAAATGATCGACTATGCAAGCAGTGTGGCGCAAAAGAAGAAGATGGTGTCCCATTTCATTCTCAAGGGTTATTGTGCAGGAAGTGCTATAACACCCAAGAAAGACAGCGCTATCAAGACACCAAAGGTAGTAGGGTTGCCTATGATGCTCAGTACTACCAAGACAATAAGAAGCGTCGATCGGCTCAGCATGCAGAGTATCATCAAAAAAATAAAGAGCATATCAATGCCGAGGACCGCCAACAGTATGCCCAAAAGAGCAAGGATGCGCCAGTTAGACTGTGCGTCGATTGCGGCAATCCGATACAGAAGCGGGCACGGAAATACTGCGCCCAGTGCAAAGAGCGCCATCATACGGAAGCTACAAGGCTTGGCATGCAGATATATCGAAAAAAGAAGAAAGGAGAAGAGAATACGTAGTGGCATATAAAGATGTTGTGCTTGTTGATAGTCCTATTCGCTATTACCGTCTTAATGAAACGTCGGGGACAACGGCGACTGACCTTGGCAGCCAGGCGCACAACGGCACCTACGCGGGCGGGTTCACACTCAATCAGACTGAGGTGATCAAGGACGGCACAGGTGCATCTGTACTGCTCAATGGGACAACAGGCAAAATTACTGTCCCTACAACAAGCCTACCCACTGGTGCGGCCTCGTGGTCTATGGAGTGCTGGATAAAAACCCCAGCAACGCTTCAAACAGGAAATCCCACTTTCGTGGGATTTGGAAATGGATCGACAAACCAATGGGTAGGAATTGCCTTTGATGGGACGAATAAACAATTTTTTATTGGTGATTGGACAGCCAGTATAGCCAATGGATCTACAACTGTAGCGGCAAGTACTATTTATCATCTTGTTGCAACATACAATGGAACAACAGCAATTTTATATATTAATGGATCAAATGCGGGTTCTAGTGCATTTACCCTTGCATTAGGTAGTACAGAGGCAACTATTGGTGCAGACTCAGGAGGAGACTTTGCAAGTGGAAACATAGAAGAGGTGGCGTATTATAGCACGGTTCTTTCTCCAGCCCGTGTCACTGCACACTATAACGCAGGTATTTCTCAAATTGATGATCGCAAGTTCTCGTCCCGTCTTTTGCAATTTGCCCGAGCGCCTAAGAAGACAACAACGCGCTTTTTTCAATATCTTCAAGGAACGAAGAAATTTGCAACGAGGCTCTCCCAGTTTACCCAAGCACCAAAGAAATTTGTTTCACGTCTAAGCCAATTCACCCAAGCTCCCAAGAACGTCGTTACCAGACTGTTTCAGTCTGGTGTAGGCAAGAAGAATATTTCCTCTCGCCTGTCCCAATTTGCGAAGACGAGCAAAAGTTTTGCATCTCGGGTATTCCAATTCTTGGGTGGTACGAAGAAGTTCTCGTCTCGGCTCTATCAGTACGGCAAGGCAGATAAAGGTGTTATTGGTCGTTTCTTTCAGTATCTTGTTACTTCTAAAAAGATACTCACACGACTCTCTCAGTACGGGACAAGGGATCGCAGCATTGTTTCTCGGCTCTCTCAGTTTGTTCTTGCCTCGAAGAAGTTTGCGACACGACTCTATCAGTACGTTGTGGCTCCAAAGAAAATAGCGACAAGGCTCTCTCACTATAGCAAGATTAGTAAAAGTACTGTTACTCGCTTTTTCCAGAATATACTTGTATCTAAGAAATTTACATCTAGACTCTATCAGTATGCAAAAACACAAAAGGTCATCGTTACTCGTTTCTTCCAGTATCTTCTTTCTTCGAGGAAAGTGGTAACGAGACTTTCCCAGTACAGTGTTGCAAAGCGGATCGTTGCATCACGGTTCTTTCAATATGTCGTTGCTGATAAGCGATTTGCAACGAGGCTCTCCCAGTTTACCCAAGCACCAAAGAAGATTATTTCACAGCTCTACCAGTTTGCTCGTACTCAGAAGGTAATTACTTCTCGGTTCTTCCAGTACCGCATCAGTCTACGCACGTTTCTATCTAGACTCTCTCAGTATGGACAGGCCTCGAAAAAACTTGCTACACGATTTTTCCAATATAGAGTTGCTGATAAGAAATTCTCCTCTCGCCTTTCTCAGTATGCTAAGACGACGAAGAGTATTGCGACCAGGGTTTTTCAGTTTCTTCCTACCACTAAGAAGATTGCTACGCGACTCTCTCAGTATCTTGTGGGTTTGCGTAAAATTTCAACCAGACTCTCTCAATACGGGATATCACACAAGATCATTGCTACGCGTTTCTTGCAGATGGTTGGCAGATCCTTAAAGTTCCCAACACGACTCTCTCAATTTGGCAAGAGCAGCAAGATACTTGCCTCTCGCTTTTTCCAGCTTCTTGTGACGCAAAAGAAGATCATAACGCGCCTATACCAGTTTGCTCAGACACCAAAGAAGATATCCTCACGGCTCTTCCAATTGCTCGTAGCGCTCAAGAAGATCCCAACCAGGCTCTACCAGTACGCAGTTCGTGATAAAACCTATCTTTCAAGACTCTCTCAGTATGCACTTATAAGTAAGAAAGTTATTACTCGTCTTTCCCAAATTGTGGTCAGGAAGCGGCTTTTTGCAACGAGACTCTCTCAATTTGGCAAGACTGCCAAGACCTATAGTGGTCGTTTCTTCCAGCTCATTATTGCTCAGCGCAAATATCTAACGAGGCTCTATCAGTACGCAGTATCCAAGAAGACTATCGTCACCCGACTCTTTTCCTTTGTTGCTATGCAGAGAAAGATTACTTCTCGCCTTTCCCAGTATGGGCTATCGCGAAAGAGTCTATCAGTACGGCTATCTCAGTTTGGCAAGAGTAATAAGATCCTTGCCTCTCGTCTCTCTCAGTATCTTGCAGCAAATAAACGGATAACAACGCGGCTCTCTTCCTATGCAGTGTCAAGCAAGCGCACTGCTGCACGTTTCTTTCATCTCGTCCGTGCTCTCAAAAAGATTCCATCTCGTCTCTATCAACTTGTGACTTCCGACAAGACCATACAATCTCGCTTCTTCCAATTGCTTGCAACACAAAAGAAGATCCAGACCAGACTCTCCCAGAAGGCATTAGCTGATCGCATCATCGCCTCTCGTCTCTTTGTGTATCTGGGCAGTAGGCAAAAGATTGCTACTCGGCTTCTGCAGTATGTCACTACAAGAAAAGTGGTTCCATCTCGACTCTATTCCTATGCAAATATAGCAAAGATTGTGTCTACTCGACTTGGGCACTATGTCTTCCAGTTTGTGATGAAGCGATTTTCTACTCGATTCTCTCAGTATGCCCGTACGACAAAGACTCTATCCACGAGAGTTCTTTCTTATCTGCCTGCAATCCATAGGTTTCCATCAAGGCTCTCTCAGTATGCGGCTGGGAAAAAGACGATTACGACGAGAGTCTCTCAATATGTGACCACTCTCAAAAAGATCTCGACCAGATTCTTCCAGTATCAATCTACTTCTCACTTTATTCGATCTCGGCTCGCGGCTTTCGCAAAAACCTCAAAGAGCATTCCCACACGGCTTTATCAATATGTTACCCGTGATCGCCTCTTTTCTAGCCGCCTTTCTCAGTATGCAGTAGCTAAAAGAGCGATTACCGCACGCTTCTTCCAGTTCTTGGGAGCACAGAGGAAGATCCCAGGCAGACTTTCCCAATTTGCATCGATACGAAAGATTATCGCGGCGAGAGTTTCCCAGTATGTGAACGTAGCGCGAAAGATCTCGACGCGACTCTCTCAGTATGGTAGGGCTGACAAGCTTTTATCTACTCGTCTATTTCAGTTGAGTCGGAGTATCCGTCTTATTCCATCTCGTCTTCTACACTTTGTTCAAGCAAATAAGAGTATCAGGTCTCGTCTTTTTCAGCAGTCTGTGCGCCAGCAGATTGTTCGATCACGCCTCTTGCAACTACTCACCCAGAAAAGACTCTATAGCTCTCGGCTCTTTCTCTATGCCAAGCGCCAGCAAAGTATTGTCGCTCGATTCTTCCATGTTGGGAAAACCACACTCTTTGTTCCATCTCGGTTCCGGCTCTATGGGCAAGTGTCACGGGCAACAACAACACGCTTCTTTCAGTATGTTTTTCAGTTTTCTACGCATGCTATCTCAGCACGCTTCTCTCAATTTGCACGCACCACAAAATCAATACAGACACGACTTAAAAGCTTTGTATCTACCCATACGATTATTCAATCTCGTCTTTCCCAGTATGGTCAAACAAAAAGGTCCATAGGGTCTCGTTTGTTCTCATATACGCAGAATCGGCGAATGACTCCTGGAAGAGTTGGGCTCTACGGTCAAGCTCGCAGCATCGTGACACTACGTATCAAGCAGTTTGATCAATCAAGGCGATCGTTTCATGCTCGCCTCTCCCATTTGGTGACAACAGACCGGCGGGTATCTGCTCGGCTCTCTCAGTTTGCCCAAGTCATCCGTGTTGCGCCTAGCCGTCTGGTTGTCTTTGACCGGAGAAGGCAGCGTATACAGCTTCGCTTTTCTACCTATGACAGGCATGCAGCCAAGATTGCCACAAGGCTGGGTCATTTCCTGCAACCCTTTATGACGAGACAAATAGCTTCGCGTGTAGCGCAATTTGGGGCAAATCATCGCGCTATGTCATGTAGGATAGGTATGGTATCGTCACTTGATCTTGCACCAGTAGTATTTGGAGTAGCCCTTGGCCGTGATGGTATTGGGACAGCACTTGGCCGTGATGGTATCGCTCAGATGAGCGGGAGGATTGCATGAGTATCTCACCCTGGAATCAGTTTGATACAGAGCCACCCTGGAAGTTTGCGCTGCTTCTTGATAGTAAGCCACTTCCTCTTACTGGGCTGACCCTCTCGAATTTTCAGTTCATCATGCATCCAACCAATGGGAGCCAAGAGATTGTCGGCACTGGCACCTTTAGTGACCTGCTTACCTCTGACCCGACCTTTCCAGGAACGCCACCACCACCATCAATTATCTACCATGAGAGCCGATTAGATGTGTCTGTTATTGGACAGTATCGCGTCTGGATTGTCGTGACATTTACTGATGGGGAGCAAGAGACACTCTTTCTTGGCTATGTCACTATTCAAGGGAGGTAAAGACATGAATACTGATCTCTGTGAGCCTGTTCCCGATGGAGGATTTCTCTATAGCTTTAATGGGATTGGTCTTGATACTCCTGACATGGTGACAGGACCCGTGATCCAAAATAGTTCTGTTGGCGCTGGCACGACGTTTATCTTATTCTGGAATACGCCCTCTACACCTACACAGGATGCCATAGCAAGTAGCAACGCGGGTCCAATGGAGTTCCTTGCCGCTGACGGGACGCAGGTATCGGCTCAAGTTGCGATGAGTAGTATGAGTAGTGATGGCTCTCTTGTGGCCTCTATCACGATCCTAGAACCAACATCGTGCTAGTTCCCTTGTGTTCTCCAATAGGCAAGAGCGTTTTCTTGTTGCTCTGGTGTGAGATACTTCTCTACCTCTCTGGGTCGGCTAGCCTTTGGTCGTTCAGAATAGGATACTTTGCCATGATCCATCTGCCAACGAAATGTTGAGCGCGAGACTCCGTGAGATTCCGCAAACTTTGAGGCGAGAACGCATCCTTCTGGTAGCGGATCTTTTGAGATCGGGATTGTGTGAGGAGTCAATGGTTCAGTTCCCTTTGGAGGCACCTGAGGAAGCTCTATCCTGTTCGCTACCTCAAGTCTGGCAACTTTTGCCTGAAGGGTTGCTACCTCTTCTTCTAGCTCGATGATACGAGCTTCTAGATCATTTCTGGAAGGATCTATCATAGTCAAGTTAGTGCTAGAAGTGACAAGTTCAGCACGCTCTTGTTGCCAGGCAAGTTTGGCTCGCTCTACCTCATCGATAGCAAATTTGAGCTTATCATGGGTTGTTCTCTCGCCTTTAATCCAGCCCTCGTCATAGCGTTTCTTGAGTGTCTTGTAAGACATGCCAATGATTTGGGCGGCCATGACTCCGCTTACGAATCGTGGTGACATGATGGCTCTCTCCTCTTCTAGATGTAATCTGGTAGGTACTAGGAGGAGTATAACATGAGCGGGCAAAAAGAGACCGTGAGAAGGAAAAATCCTATTCTTCTCACGGTCTGGGTTACTAGGCTGAGTACTCTTCAATGAGAGGGATACTATAGAGATCAATAATCTCCTGGTTACTAAGATTGCCATCATAGACTGGCGTTCTATTGAGGATAGGTTTGAAGTGCTCTATACATTCTCGCTCCATCTGTAAGAGAAGATCATTAATGCACTCCTTGGATAGTTTTTCAAATTCTGGGAAGTAGAAACATGATACTCTAACACTATCAAGATTTTTTGCGCATCCATGCATAAGAAACTGTGGAAGGCGATGATGGTTTCTCCATCTATCGTTCATTGATAGTGCTTTTCCAATATAGAGTATCTTGTAATTGGCAAGTTTTGAGCTTGCCTTAGAGAATGGGCTATACCACCACTTTGGGCAGTATATATTTTGTTGCAAGACAAAGTAGAGCGCTGGCTCACTCCGGAACAAAGGATCTTCAGGGAACAAGGGATCGCAATAGTTGGGGTAAATGTCTTCTAGAGAAACTAACTCTCCTGTATGAGGGCAAAGTTGTTCTGGGTTAAGTTCCAAGCGCTGTGTTTCAAAGATCATGTGTTTTCCTTTTTTTTAGAGATTCCCTTGAAGAAATTCTCCAAAGTTATCGTCAAGACTTTCGAGATTGCCATCTCCAGCTACCCAGGGTTGTGACTTTATTATCGGAGCCTGTACTATCCTTTCCTTTTCTTTAGCCGGATGGCAGTCTTGCTGAAGTGTTATTCTGGTTCCCAGGGAAAGAAGATCGATATCTTCGTTCCCCTCTTCTGCAAGCTTTTCGTAGAGATCATGGATAGACTCTGAGAGTAGAGTGGCTGGATTATTTATCCCCACACGACGCGCTACTTCTTTCTCCAATCCTTTGTGAGCAAGAGATCCTTTACGGATGGCAATCCGATGGTAGATGTATTGCTCATTTTTCATTATACTGACGCTTTCTTTGCTTCAGTGAGCATATACTCGGCTATTTTTGCATACCCAAGAGCATTTTGAAGGTAGGCTCTTTCGTGAGCTACGGCTCCCTCTATTCTTTTGGCTATTTCCTGCTCAACAATTTTTGCCCCACCTCCGATAAGATCAACATTTCCAAATCGAACAGCGATCTCGCCAGAACTGTTTGTTCCCCATATTTCGGCGATGCCCAGGTTCACGTCCTCGCCAACACCTATAACAGCACTTCTCATCCAATCCCGAAGATGTTGTGTTGGGACTACAGTCCTGCGAACTGTTAATGTGGGATATGAACTTGTTGCTGGATAAGCATAGGCCAGAAGACACTCATGGCGTTGCTTAGATGTAAGTCCTTCATCGAGCTTATAGCTTTTACAATAGTGCTCATCTACTCGATCCATAATACTCTCCACTCCTACTTTTACACTTCCGCATAATGCGCTGATCACTTTCAGATTTTCATTATATCCATAGAGGTCTGTAGAATAGCCTCCAATATCAATAATGCCTCCAGTTCCTCTCCTCTTGTCCTTGGGCGGTGCAAGCACGATTGATGCTCCTGCTCCCTCACGCAGAACACGGATATCTCGAATGATAAAGCATCGATCTACTCCATTGAGCTTACATCGAATTTCTTTGATAAGATTTTTTCGAATAAGCTTTTCCTGGTCCGCATTATACATGTTTGCAGGAACACCCATGGCAATGTAGGCCTCGCACTCTTCGTCTGGGACACAACTTCCAAGAACAATGGCAATCATTTCCTCCATACGTTCGCTACTATAGCGAAGTGGATCTCCTAGTCCACTTGAGGCATGGGCATCTTCTTCAAGAGCGAGGCTTCCATAGAGGTGTTCGTCTTTTCCCTTTAGCTGGATAACGTATTCCTCTAGGTCCAAGCATTCTTGGTCTGTGCTGTATCTATTTTCCCCCCGAGATCTCCTACTATTTGCAATAGCAGCAAGCGATCCTCTTGTCCTCACGCTCGGGAAGGCAATCTCAGTGATTTTTCCTCCAGGGCGTACTACAATTCCTTTGCAGCGAGTATTGCCTCCATCGAGACCACCGCCAACAGTTTTCATAAGAAATTTTTCCTTTCTGTCTTGTAGTCTAACTTCAGTTAGACCTTTGTCGTACCTAGGTCTAACTATACATGATATCTGAGCATTTGTCAATGACTAACATAATTTGGTCTCAAGCCGCTCTACGGGCTGATCTAGTATGACAATCTAGAAGTATTTTGCTTCATTGGAAGAATAGACAGGTCTAACAACTGTTAGACCTCTGTTGTACCTAGGTCTAACTAATAATCTTCCCTATTTCATTTGCCCCACTTTTGGTAGGCATTGTAGAGTATCTTCAGCTACGGACCTTACGACCCTATCCATTGAGTGGGGGATAGCGCTATCCCCCTTCCCACTTCTCAAGGTATGTTAAAATGTGTGCTCAAAGTGCCCTGAACCCACTGGTGGCCTCACTCCGCGTGAATGAGAAGCGGGGAGGGAGCAACAACACCGTTTGTGGCCCGTAAACCCACTGGTGGCCTCACTCCACGTTGATACGCTTGCTGGGTATGTGCACAGTATACTGTGAAGTAAACCCCCTACACGGGGGTTTAGGCATAGCATTCTGTATCCCCCTGGGGAGGATGCAAAAGAGGGAGACCCCTTCCGGCCAGCGGAGAGGCCGATGCCTGGGCTGCTTGCTTGCTTATTTGAAAGGAGAATGTATGGTTACCCGTGTAGACATTCGGTGTCCTAAATGTAGCCGCATCGAAGAGGTGGTGCGAAGCATGATCGATATCCGTCCTATTCGGTGTCCTGAATGTCGAGAAATTATGATTGCCTATTTCGGGAACTGGGACCCAAAGGACCTTCGCTATATCGGTGCGTTCAATCCTGATAAGTATGACAATGAGACCGATAGAAACATAGCCAAGTTCCAGAAGCAGCACTTATAACAAAATAGTCCACATGGAGGGTTATGTATGATAGAAGTCTACTCGCGATTGTTTGTCGGCAGTGCGCAAGATTACGAGGAGTATGTCTCGCGCCAAAATGGCTGGGCTGTTGTGCAAGCTTGTAAAGAGCCGTATCATCGAAAGGCTCTTGGGTACCAGGGACGCTCTGCTGATAGGACCCATCCTGAGTATCTCATGGCACAAAGAGAGAACCGGCTTATCCTCAACATGATTGATGTCGATGATCCTTCCTTCTTTTCCAAAGATATGATCGATGAGGTGCTTGACTTTATTGATGCGCAACACCACGCTAGCCTCCATGTCCTTGTTCACTGTACTCATGGGCTCTCACGATCGCCTTCCTTGGCTCTTCTGTGCATGGCTGCCAGGTTTCGGATACTACCAACCTCGTCTTTGGAGTCGGCAGAGGAACAGTTTATCAAGCTGTATCCGCCCTATAATCCGAAGTCTGGTATTCGTGGTCATCTTGCTTTGTATTGGGATCAGTATTGTCGCGAAGGGGCGGTGCATCTTGAAGATTTTAGGTTTGTACGCCAAGGAGACGCTCTCTCTCATGAGACGGGTGAGGGCACCATTTAGTGTGCTGGCTTCTCGTAATCACCATTTTAGCCTGGTGCAGACTGAAAACTTTACGCATGGGATCACCTTTAGTTCTGATGTGACGGTGCTCTCGAACTGGGAACTATCCGAAAGTGAGTTAGACGCACTTGAGATAGCGAGCCATCAGCGCTCAATTGTTGTTGACTGCTCAGATCCAGCGCTTATTGATAACGATCTCTACCGCACACAGCTCTCTCTCGCAAATTTGGTGACTGTCCCCAACGAATGGATGCGAGTGTCAGTTCGAGCGATGAATACAAACGCATGGATTGTCCCCTCCTGTGTTGACCTTCCCCACTTTGCTCTCGCCAATCAGGTCAAGCTTGAAAAAGAACGTCCCCTTGCGATCGGCTGCCTGGGTCCTTACGACTGGTATCTGGTACAAGAGGCTGTCTGCCAGCTTCTAGAAGTCCATCCAAAGCTTGCTATCCTTGCGGGCCTGAAAGCATTTGATGTCTTTGAGAGTCATCCTCGCATCCTGGGGATTGATCCAACAGTACACAATCTGCCAGAGCTACTTCGTAACTGCCATATCGGTCTCTGTCCGATGGATGGGGAAAGTGGTTATGATGATATTTGGAGGTATGAGTACGGAGCGCTCTGTCGACCAGTGATTGCACCTCACCCCTTTGCCAAGCATGATACCGCTTTCTGGGTGAAAAGTATCGAAGAGCTACTTGCCGACAGTAAGCTACGCGCTGACCTTGGGCACAAAGCTTACGCAGACGCGAATAATCATCGGGCAACCAAGCTTGCCGATAGATATATTGCGATCTACCGCAAGCGATTGCCTCACTTGTGGTTGTCCTAGTATCTTGGGAGAAACATCCATTGCACTTTTACGTCGTGAAGGGACCGGATTGGTTCCTGCACATGCCTCTCTTCTTCCCTTCACCGTGAGGCCCCAAATAGGGGCGTTTCATTGTGTGGAGACCTCCCTACATGTCAAGAACAGCATTAACAGGTGCGCTGGGATTTTCCCGTCAAAGTGCCAAAGATACAGCGGCAGTCACGAACTTTCTCTATATGCCGTGCACGTCTGTGTCTTTGGAGCCACAGCAAAATGCGCAAGTGCTCCCGCCTGAAATTGGGGGCGATTACTTTCCTCGTGGTTCATACAAAGCCAGCGTCATGGGCAATGGCAATGCTGGCTTTTTGGTGCGCCCACGATCACTTGGAAATTTGCTCCTAATGCTTACCGGTCAGGATACGGTACTCACCTCAACTCCAGTGGCCGGTGCAAATCAGCATACCTTTAGTCCATTTCTGGTTGGTTCAGGACTTGATCTGCCCTGGTATACGCTCATCAAGGATGAGTCACAACTCTGGGCAGAGCAGCATACCAATGGCAGGCTTTCTAGCTTACAGCTCACGGTTGCAAAGTCGGCCATCATGACAGGGCAAGCAACCCTTGTCTCGACGACTCCTCAGTCGTTTGATCCAACGACCATTGGCACAAAGTCGTTTGACAATGCTCCGCCCTTCCAGACGTGTCTGGCTTCCCTTAATCTGACACAAGAGGGTTCTGGAACAAACATCTCGTCAAACAGTGTGAAGGTTGAGCGGCTCGGGTTTAACTACAACAATAACCTCTCAAACGATGAGTTTAGTGTTGGCAGTTTCTCGCTTTCAGACATCACGCTTCAGCAACGAGCGGTGACCGTTGATATTGACTTTGTGGTGAGAGATGCGGCCATCTATGAGGCGGTCTACTACAACGGTGGAGGCTTGCCATCTTCCTGGAGCCCAACCATTTACCGTGGGAATTTGTCGGTGCTTGCCACGAGCACAGCCAATATCCCAAGCACGACAACCCCCTATTCCTGTCAGTTTAACTTCCCAGGTCTTGACTTCTTGATGTTTCCAACACCGCTGCAAGGGGCCGATCTCGTCCGTGGAACGCTTTCCACGCAGGTGACGCTTGGTCCAAGTGGATCTGATCGCTTTAACGTCGTGCTAATCAATGATATTGCAGCCTATTAAGAGGTAAATCTATGGATGCGAACTTAATACTACTTCCCACGCATCCAGACTATGGGTATCCAAAAATAAGTGGAGGGAGCGCAAAACATAACCCTCAAACGGAACATGCTTTGTCTCCCTACAACGAAGACAGTGAGCAGCTCACCCGAGGCAAGCTGCGAGACTACATGATAGCACACCAAATTAAAGGAACAAAGCCAATGCCTCAGAGATCACCGTTTATTGGAGACACCAAGACATTTACGTCTCCCATTGATAAAGATACGAAGTTTGTTATTCGTCGTCTCTCGGTTGTGCAAGTGATGACCTACCGTGACCGTAATAGCGTGGTTCGCTTTATTACTGAAGAGGAAAGTGGCAGGTATACCCAAGAGAAAGACTATCCGACTGGGACGATGAACGTGGACCTGGCGGTCCTCGGCCTCGCCTCCTGGAATATTCAAGATCTTGCAAGCAATGATGTCAAAATTAATGAGGATACGATTAAGACCTATCTTGATCCAGAGGAACTAGACTTTATTGCAGAAAAGGTCCTAGAAGTCAATCCAATCCTTTCTAATCGGGGGAACCAGAAAAGCCAAACTGACCAGAGTTCTCCAACCACAACTGGAAGCGATTCAGGAGGGTCTGAACCACCTTCAGTTTCACAATTATTGCAAAGCGCAGCTAATGGAACCGCAGGAGTATCAGGGGATACCTTACCCTCACCCCTATCTGCTCATCTGGATACAGTGCCGACGCCAAGCTAATGCCTTTACAGGAGCTACGGCATATCCCGAGCCGAGCAAGGGGTATCTGGACCAAGACGCAGAACTGATGCTTGCCTTCGAGATTTTGGAAGAACTGCAAGAGGAAAGAGAGGAAGAGAAGAAGCGTCTTGAGGAGATTAGGAAGACGACTCAGGAACATTTCGCACCGTGAGAAGAAAAGATCCCACTTCTTCTCACGGTCCTCTCTATCATAACACTCCACGAGGACTTGTTTGTTGCGCTCTCCCCTATTCCCCTAGCATCACTCCCAACCCTACCCCCATACTAGCTCAAACAGCGTTTTATTTGGGCCGAGCAGTTTGATGTCGCCCAACATTCAAAAGAAGGCAGGTTTCACAGCCACCTCTGCGAAGAACAAGAACAGGTCTTGTTTGATCGTCGGAAAGGTTCGTGAAAAATGTCTATCTTAAACTACAACCGCTGGTTTCGCTATAATTACACACTCCGCAGTACACCTGATGATGGATGGATACCTATGCCGCAGTATGATCCTAATCAATTTCGACCACAACCACAGTGGGATGAGACAAAAGGCGCTTGGATTGATCCCAATCGTGCTACCCGCACTGTTAATCGGCGTCCAGAAGTCGAGCAGGCAATTGAAGAGCGAGCACGTCGTGGCTATGGGTTAGAAGATATTGCTTTAAAGCCACATGCTCTCCCCAAGAGTGCTGATCCCTCGAAGTTTAGGAGTCCTGCTGACTTTGAGAAGATGCGACAAACATCTGACTATGTGCAGTCAGCTCGAGCGGCATCCGGCGGAAAGTTGCCGGAGATTACTGCGCTTGAAATTGGCGACATCAACAAAAACCTTCGTAGCGGCGCAATTCCGCTAGAGGTTGCAGGGCATGCGGCAAATGTTGCGCAACGGATGCGCCAAGAAGGCAATCGTACCAAGGCATCCAATCTTGAGGAACTGTCCAATATTGGCAATCGTGAGCCACGTGAAGGGTGGGCGATGGTTCCCCAGCAGAATCTCCCAACTCGTGCAGAGGTCCTTGCTGGCTACCATCAGGCACAACCCGCAGTGCAAGCACTCCAGAGGAGATCGGCTATCAATGCGTCCAGACTTGCAGGACAGCATATCCCGCTCGCAGTTGTGCGTAAGTACATGCCTGACCTCTCCCATGAGCAGCTAGCAGCGGTACAAAGTCCGGCACAAGCTGTTTCGACTATTGGTGGTCCTGGCTCTGGCAAAAGTAAGGTGCTCACATCTCTTTTCTTCAACGATGTTGTTAATCAGGGGCTCTCACGTGAGCAAGCAACAAAGCGGGCACAATCCTATGTTTTCCTGAGCCAAACTCATGCGGCTGGGCAAAATCTGAAAAATAGCCTTGAGCCATTCAAGCAGATTATGCCTGGGTTTGATCCAGGCAAACAGACCAAGACGCTCTCATCGTATGCTATGAGTCTGCTTACAAGAGGACAAACAAGTGGCGGGTCTATCTTGCAGAAGATGGGTCTTGGTAACTATTCGCCGCTCTATGGGGGCACGGGAGAAACTATTGAGGAAGAGCTAGAAAAGCGGGCGCAAGAGCAAGTGCTTTCCCGTGTCTTTGCTCGGCATAAGATTGATCCACGTATCAACAATATCAATCAGCTTTCCCAGGATATTGCTCGCATCAAAGGGACAAGTCAGGATGCCTTTACCCAAGCGAAAGATTCTGGTAAGCAGCAGTTTGGGACGCAAACAAGTTGGCAAAAGCGTAGCGTGCCTGCCAATGTCGCACTCTACCTCTACCAGGAACAGCTTCATAAAGAGAAGAAGTATGACATCAACGATGTTCCACGCATACTACTCAAGGCATCCGAGACCGTTGGTCTTCCACGAGAGAATCGTATTCTCATGGATGAGAACCAAAATACCCCACGCATTTACATAGAGCTGATGAAGCGGCTGATGGGTCCACAGTCTCGGTTGATGGCTGCTGGCGATCCGTCCCAGATGACTATTCGCCAACCATGGGACACGCATCAAGAGATTGCCGATGTCTTTGGGAAACGAGCGTCTGCCCACCAGCTTCGTATCAATTTTCGCCAAGGTCCCTACGGTGTTGCGCAAAATAATGCAGCAGCCGCAACTAAAGCGATGCAAGAAGGAGGACCCCTTGCCCCATTCCAGGCATCCTTTAGAGGTCCTGGATCAGACTATCCGCCAGAGGTGCGTGTAGAGAAGGATCTCGCCACAACCCACCAGGCGATGCTTACTGACTGGATGAAGCATATGGGAACGTCTCCCAAGCAGATCGCGTCCAATATGCAAGCTGGTGTTCCTGCATTCTCTGATACAACCAAGTTGCCGATTGATGCACCAATGATCTTTCAAATGAACATTGGAGCAGAGAGTGCGATCGATCAGTGGAAGCAGATGCTTGGTAAACATATGACTCCTGAGATGACCGAGCAGTTCGTCTCGCAGAATATCTCACGAGAGCCACTTGCACCTGAAAATGCCATGAAGGCACATATGGTGACAGTCGGTAAGGCACTTGGGGCAGAATCCGATGCTGGATTCATTGAAGCAACCAGGGCGGGCAAGTGGGATCAGGCAGGCTATATGGGTCAGCTCTATACAGGGGGATCACGAGCAAAGAACCAGAATTTCTTCTACGGGTCCCAGCAGAACTATCCAGGAAGCACCTATGATCAGACGCCTTCATTCTTTGGAGGGCAGCCGACCATTGCGGGCTTTGATCAGTTGCATCAGGCGATGACCGAGAATCTGGTCACCCAGCAAGGATTTCTAGTAGAAGATCTGCCACCAATGTTGCAGCATGCCTGGAATAGTCCTCATGCCATGCATCTAGGTGACCAGCAAGACATGATGGACCCAAAGGCGGTCAGTCAGTATGCAGAGGCCATTGCCTTCTTGCAGCAGTACTATAATCCAGCGGTCAATTCTGGGACTGGCTCCGGTATGCTCGAAGGTGATAAGGGCCTTACCAGTTGGGAAGATCCAGCACTTGGTGAGTTGCGTGGCCGAAGGAACCTCAATGCTTTAGCTGTGGCCGGACAAACCAAGCGGTCATCGGTGAACGCTGGCAAGATTGATCTTTCCGATCGCATGATGCAATCCATGATGCGGGAAGGGGTAAGAGGTCCAGTCCCATCGCACACCGAGTTCATGGATCTGATTGATAAGATGGCCGGTCCCATTCCGATGAGTGCCATGAGAGGAGATGAACCCACAGCCTACGCGCCAACTGAGATCCCAGAGATTGATAACATACAGATGAAGCCGTGGGCAGGCGAGAACCAGTGGTATGAAGGTGCTGATGTAACAAACATGCGCAAGACTATGGGTATCGCCCTTTCGTCTCCCGCCTTTCGAGATTTTGCGCCTATCCAGACGCAGTTACGCGGACACTTTACTAACCCTAAAGTGGCCCAGGACATGGTGAAGCCACTGCGAGAGTTGGCGACGTCGAATGCACAGATGAATCTGGCCCATCAGCAACTCCTGACTTCTCAAACGCCTGCGCATGTCAAGGGTGATGCGGAGCTTGCAGAACTACGTGAAATGTCCGAAAAGTATCAGCTCTCTAAAGACCAGACAACCAAGCTTGAGGTCCTAGAGAAACAGCAAGGCAAAGATGCCTGGAAGTTTGGACGTGGATCTCTGCAAGATCTGATGAGCAATCTCACTACTGAAGGCAACTCGCTTTATCGTCCAGAGCTTGCAAGCACGGCCTATAAGGGCGCAGCCAAAGTTCTACCTTGGAAACGGCTTGATACGAGCTTTGTGAGTATGCTTGGAAAACGCGCAGCATCCTTTGCAGGTAGTCCAAGCCATACAGAAAGTAGTGGTTTCTGGAATGAGGCTGCCAAGAAATTCCAGGCACATGTGCAAAGTGCGCAAAGTGCTGGGATACAAGTCACTCAGAAAGATCTTGACCGCATTGGGACAAGCGACCCTATGCAATCTCGACTCCTTGGAAGGCTCTTTGGAGACGAGAAGTCAGGGGAACTCTTACCCTATACCGACCCGCAAGTGGAAAAGAACGTCTCACAAATTGTCTATAAGATGGGCCAGTCTAGGCGGAGCATCGGCACTTCAGAGGAGGGTGCAAAGTTTCGCATGTCTAGGGCGCAGTCGCATGGTTCACCCGCGCAGACTGAATGGGAAAAGTTCTACCACCATGAACTACAAGGTGGCTTTAAGGAGGGTCATGGGTCTGGTGTTGCTGATCCACACGCTATTCGGCAAACTAATCTTGGAGAAGAGTCACAGGGTACCGGTACCCCTCTCCATTCGCTTATCAATCGGCTAACAGCGCTTTCTGCCAAAGATGTGCCGTCTGATCCAGACTGGGCACAGAAACAGCAGGGCTTTGCTTCTCAACTTAGACAGGCGCAATTCGTTCAGTCTCAGTTTGGGAGCAAGAGCAATCAGCGTGACTGGGGACACCTGATGCGGGTAGTCAACCGTGCAACGACCGGAAAAGATGTCATTGATTTGGGCGTTGGAGACGAGCATAAAGGCGATCCTATTCGTGCCTGGCTCAAGCACCGTGAATCAACTGTTGATGCTCCGCGTTCCCTTGAGAGTTTATCAGGTCTTGCACAAACGATGAGTGCGGTATCTGAGCACTTGCAGAAGACTGGATCACTCAAGCGTTCGCATATTGATGATATCCTTTCGGCCTTTGGTCACAAGGCATCAGACAAGCAGTTCACTGGTTTACATAAGCTGGAACAGAAAGGTTTTCGACGTGAGTCTGGAGCTGATCCGGTCCTTCCACTTCGAAAGATCATTGGAGAGTTTCCAAAGGCGTCAGCAGACCTGCATGCACAGATGACTCGTGTACCACTTCTGCAAGATACACAGTATCAGTACATGGCTGGACAGCCTGGCTATGCAACGGTGAAGTCTTCTCAGAAGGGTATTCCTGCTGGTATGACAGGAACACTTCACCCCATTCCAGGAGAGAACACCTTTGGGCTTTCTAAGCAGATCGCAACACATCTTTCCCATTACATGATGGATCAGCCTGAAGCTAAATTTCAGGAAACTCAGCCTTACGCATCAAAGCAGGCACAATCGATGCCACTTGTCCAGTTTCGTGGCACCCACGCCGGAAAGGAGCATCAGTTTCTTGTCAATCCTGATCAGTTAGCCTTTGCTGATACGAAGCCACATGCTGCAGCGCATGCGCAACTTGAGCAAGATCGTCGTGCTCGCTTTGCGGCAGCTTCCCAACAGCAAAATCAGCAGGGTTGGCAGACAACTATCGAGAGGTCAGGCGATTGATAGTGCTCGTAAAGAGAGAAGTTCCCAGGC